TCATTCATTTGGTCGGGCCAACAGCTGCGGATACAAGGGACGTGATGGTAGAGGGCGAGAGTGGAATCCTACGAATCTCACCAGATTACGAGAGACCAAATTATCAATCATCACTACGGAGGTTGACCTGGCCTAATGGGTCAAGAGCAATTCTGTACTCTGCAGACGAGCCGGACCGTTTGCGGGGCCCGCAATGTTACAAGGCTTGGGCCGATGAGCTGGCGGCATGGCGCTATCCGGAAGCATGGGATCAACTGCAGTTTGGATTACGATTAGGAAATCTCCCACAATGTATCGTTACAACGACCCCGCGACCAACAGCTATCATTCGAGGGTTAATCGCTGACAAAAAAAATATCATCACCAGCGGATCCACGTATGAAAACGCCGACAATCTGGCTCCATCATTCATCACGGCGATAGAACGAAAATATCAAAACACAAGATTGGGCAGACAAGAGATCTACGCGGAAATTCTAACTGACGTAGAGGGAGCTTTATGGAAATATTCAATGATCCGCTCAGTGAAGAATCCTCCAGAGTTGAAGCGAATTGTTGTCGCCATCGACCCGGCTGTCACGTCACGAAAGGATAGTGATGAGACAGGTATCATCGTTGCCGGGCTTGGCATAGACGGGATGTGTTACATATTAGCAGATGCCAGCGGCCAGTTTTCTCCAAACGACTGGGGATTACGGGCGGTAAACCTGTATCACCACTGGATAGCGGACCGCGTAGTTGCAGAAGTGAACCAAGGTGGCGATATGGTCGAGACGATTATTCGAGGGATAGATTCTACGGTCAGTTACAAAGCCGTCCATGCAAGCCGGGGAAAGCAAACGCGCGCAGAACCCGTGGCGGCGATGTACGAACAGGGTCGTATTTTCCACGTAGGAAGTCACAAAGATCTCGAAAACCAGATGACAACATGGGATACAAGGAGCGAGAAGTCCCCAGACAGGGTTGATGCCTTGGTATGGGCGGTCACTGATCTGATGATCGACAACAACAAAGAGTTCTGCTTTGTTTAATTTTTGGGATCTGGGCGTAAGAAATATAACTTTGGATAAAATAAAACTGATCATGAAGCTATTTGGAAAAAAATCGTCAGGTGGGATGTTTACGCTGCAAAATATGTCTAACGTGCCATTTGCCCCACTGAACGATTCCGACACGACTTACATAGAAAAAGGCTATGGAGCCAACGCCGACTTGTTTTCCGTCATTAACCTACTAACCTCGAATGCGGGAAATATACGATTATCTGTATATGACGGGGATAAGCAGCTGGATAGGCATCCGATTATTGACCTACTCAAAGAGCCAATGCCTGGGATGACCTATAGTTTGTGGATCGCGCAGGTTGCCGGGTATTATTGGCTGACAGGGAATTCCTACCTCTATGCACCATGGATAGAGGACGGGGCGAACAGGGGGAAGACGATCAGGTTGGACTACCTGCCTGCGCAATTCATCGCGATAGAACGACAGAATGGCGAAAAAAAATACAAACAGTCGGCGCCAGTAAGAAAGACATACGAAGAAGATGAGATTCTCCATATCCGCACCGTTCAGTACAACGCCGGGGCGGGGAGCGAAGATTATGGGATGAGTCCAATTAAGGCAGCAATACTGAACCTGACGTCAAGCAACGCGGGGACAAAATCACAGGCGGCACGATTTGCCAACGGGGGGCTGGATGGAATGCTGTCGGTGAAAGATGCAAAGACGGCAGAACAGATTGCGCGAATGAAAAAAGACATCAACGCGCAGACAGGCAGCGACAAGAACGGAAGGTTTCTGATCACCAACAGCGAGATCCAATGGGTACGTTTTGGGTTGACTCCTGCGGACTTGCAGATCCTATCGACAATTACCTGGAACCTCCGAGTGTTCTGTAACATATACAAAATTGACCCCAAATTACTCGATCCAACCGTCGGAAACACCTATAACAACATGAGAGAGGCTTACGCCTCGATGTACAACAGAGCGATCATTCCATTTATGACCGAGTTGGCGCAGGGGCTTACGAACTTCCTGGCCAAGCGTTATGGGAAAACCATACGCGTCGAAATAGATACCAGCTGGGTCAACGAGCTGCAGCGAGATCGGTCGCAGATGGCCGCATGGCTTTCGCAAGCCTGGTGGCTTACGGGTAACGAAAAAAGGAAGGAGATGGGCTTTGATGTGATAGACGATCCAGACATGGATGTGCCATTATTCCCAATGAATTCAATACCGTCAGATTTTGCAAACGAAAAAAATCTCAACGAGAGAGGAATGCCAGATTACCGTACGTGACATTCAGATAGCCATTTATGGGCATATCTTTTTCACCGGGTGGCAGTGGTTCTTGCCTAACGTTCGTTTTTTCCGTTGGGAGAGCGACTATCTGGCCTTCAGTAAGGAGGGCGAGATGCATGAGTTCGAAATTAAATTAAGCAGGAGGGATTTCCTGAAGGACAAAAAAAAACCAAAACATCATGTGTTAGCTATGGGAGCTAAGCATATAGAGCGATCCCCAAATTATTTCTCTTACGTCTTGCCCGTAGGCGTTGCCCGGCGCTATGAGGTGCCGGATTACGCAGGGGTGTTAGAGTGGCGCGTCGATCGAGGTAACGTGCGAGTGACGACGATCCAAAACGCAAAACAGATAACCACGGCAACAGCGTGTGATAGTGATTGGGATTATCTGGTAGAAAAATCTAATGCAAAAATGATAACAGCATGGCGACTAGCAAAATAGAGGCAAAGCGACGGATGTATGCTACGCGATGGGCGAGTCGATGGATGAAAACATACAAGGCGATTGGTAACGATGTTGTCAAAAAAGTGCGTAATGAGGGGATGCTGGCGGAGGTTCGAGAAATCAGCACAAAGATAATTAACACAACTTTCGCTGACATGTACGTGGACGTCGGTGTAGCCTTTGCGAAAGATGGGGTGAAGATGATGAAAAGAAGCAAGGCAGAGGTCGAGACCGATAGCAGGTGGGTCGATGATATTAACAGATTTGTCGAGGAGGAGTGTGCCACAATCTTGATATCAATCACTGAGACAACACTGGCTGAAGCCCAAGGGACTATCAAAAGAATCATCTCTAATGGCATTGAGCAGGGATTGAGCATCGAAGATATCACGGGAAACATTATTGGCAATTTTCAAAAGGAGTGGGGGAGGAAAGCTAAATGGATGGCCCGCAGGATTGCGCAGACGGAAACTATCCGAGCAAGTAATTATGGGACAAAAGAGGGCGTTGAAAGTTTGGGGATTCCATATGTGAAAAGTTGGCTGGCGGGTTATGATGCGAAGGTTAGGGAGACCCATCTGCAGGCGCAAATAGATAACTCCAGGATCCCCGAAGATCAGCCATTCATCGTTGGCGGCTTCGAGTGTGATTATCCAGGAGATCCGAACCTGCCGCCAGAGGAGAGCGTTAATTGTCGTTGTAGTTGGACGGCGGAACCAGTTGATTGATTTGCAATAGAAAAATTATTATATTTGTATAGAACATATTTTTTCTCTTTGCTTTTTGGTTGTTCTCTTGCTTTGTTTTAACCCGGCATAGTGTCAAGCTATCCGGGTTTTTTGTGTTGTTATTTGGAATTACCCGGGATACGTAGTTACCTTTCGGAAAAAAGGTGCTATTATGGACTTCAAGAGTCACCTGGGTGAAGTTGAAATTAAGGCAACAACTGGGCAAAAGGGAATTATTGCCACGGTTGCCGGATATTTCGCTGCCTTTGGAAACGTGGATAGTGACGGTGATATTATCCTGCCCGGAGCTTTCGCAAAAACGATCAAAGAGAGAGGCCCCGAAGGGTCGAATCAAATCTTCCATCTCCTTCAGCATGACGCATGGTCTGTGTTAGGGAAACCAACCGTCCTAAAGGAGGATACTTTCGGTTTGTACTTCGAGACTCCAATGCCAGACACGACTATCGCAAGGGATACAGTGAAGTTGTATGAGGCAGGCATATACAATGAGCATTCGATCGGTTACCGGGTCATTAGCAACTCTGAGGCTATTGATGCCGATGGTCGGACAGTCCGATACCTCCAAGAGCTGAAGTTATGGGAGGGCTCAACTGTGACTTGGGGTGCTAACCCGATGACTCCTTTTGTGGGAATGAAGTCAGAAAATAGCAAGGACGTGATGGATGAGATTGCCCAGCGATTAGAAAAAATCAACAAGGCGATTACTGATAACCATTTTTCAGAAAAAACAATGAATCTACTACAGATAGAGATAGGCGTAATTACGGAAGCCATCAAACAGATGAGGCAGTCGCCGACGGATGACGTCACGATTCAGGAGCCTTACGACCCAATCAGCTTCCTGAAGGCCTATGATCTGGGTTATAACATTCTTAACCATTTTAATTTTGAATAATGATGACGCAAGAACAAATTAACGATCTTTTTTCGCAGATCGGGAAGAAAAATGCCGATCACGTGAATGAACTCTTTAGCGCGGCACGGAAGGAAGACAGCGAAAAGCTCACAGTAATGGAAGCAAAACTTCTGAACGATCTTGGCCCGGATAGCGAGCACATGAAGGCTATCCAGTCGCAACTTGACAAAATACAGACAGACATGAAGGTCAGGGCAAATCAAGAACAGAGGCTCAAAACATTTCGCGAGCATCTATCCGAGATGACAAAAACCGAGGGGTTCCAACAGCTACGAAAAAATCGTGGATACACGCACGAGATCCCTATTGATTTCTCGGAACGGAAATCAGTAGGACCGATTCTCAATAGTGGATTAGGCGGAGTGCTTCCGGCACCGACATGGCTTCCTGGTGTTGTTCGTACGCCAGATCAGCCGCCTTTCATTAGCGAGCTGTGCCCGGTAGTACCAACGGAAAGCGACACGGTATACTACGTGTATCGATCAGGCAGAACAGATGGCGCCGCCGCACAGACAGAAGGACAGGCACTTGGTCAGAGCGATCTCACTTATACGCAAACATCCGCTACGGTAGCTGACTATGGTAGCTTTATTAAGATTAGCGACAACGCACTATCCGACAACTCTTTCATTAGCGGGCAAATCAGCTCCGAGCTACCTTGGCTGGTAATGAATGAGGTTGACAGTGCTATTCTGACTGCAGCAATTGCGGGGGCAACGGCTTTCAGCGTAACAGGGAAGACTTACGACTCGACCGTCCCATCAGCAAATAATTATGACGTTCTCCGCGCAGCCGTCAATCAGGCCCGCGCCGCACACTATCAGCCAGATGCTATTCTGGTACATTATGACGATTTTGCCTCAATGGAGATGAGCAAGTCAGTCGATGGGATATACACCCTGCCGCCATTTTATCAGAACATGGTGATTTCTGGTGTACGCGTGATTCCCAATGCTACGGTGACGACGGGAGACTTTCTTGTTGGAACGTTTGCCCGCACGCCGCTGGCCATGCGTCAGAACCTGGTAATCGAGTTTGGCTATGATGACGATGACTTCTCCAAACGGATGGTAACTGTTCGCGCCTATATCCGAGCCGCCTACGTGATGAGCACTCAGTATTCGGGAGGATTCATCAAGGGTGATTTCACCGATGGAATTGCCGCAATGCTCAAAGCCTAATGATATGAAAAAACTGATCATTCTTTTAGTAGCGATTACCTTCGCAACAGTTGCGGGGGTTTCGCAGACGCGAATTTCCAACCGTACAACAACTGTGGCCGGTACTGCAGCAGACACGCTTACGGCAGGGGTTACGAAGGCTTATGTTTTGGACTTTGCCCCGATGACAGGAAAGGATGCTGGCGCGTCGGTACAGATATTCACCGATCTGGTTAGTGACACAGCAACTTTCGGGTACAAGCTCCACTGGTCGAACGATGGAGTGAACTTTCCCGCAACGGCAGCGGATAGTGTAACAGCAGCGAAGAGTGGTGCGAGTGATTATACCGCTTTGCTCTATATTGACAGCCTACCTGCGCGATACCTCAAAGTTAGCCTGATCGCAACCTCAGCAGCTCAAAAATCTAAAGTCACGATTACTGCGTTCGGTTTTGTTAAATAGCTGTTATTGATTATTAACTTTCGAAGGGGCGGGGGATCAGTGCTCCGCCCTTTTTTGC